AGCCGTCTACTGCGGCATTAAAAGTGTTGCAGGCTGTCAATGCGAATGCTAATACTACTAATAAATATTTCATTGTTTATTTCCTTAAAGTTAAGTAAGTTCAGAATCTAACGATTCCTGTATGGTAAGTCTTGTACGAGCTTCTGTTGTGGCCATGTCCTGCCCTTCCGCGTTGTACACAATAGGGCAAGAAAAAAAACCAGAAGCTTCACCTGCCTCATAGGTTCCTGACAGCCTAGTTTGGCTTTCAGATGGCGTATCGTAGTTCAATATAATAGTCATTTAATTACTCTGTAAAAGTTACTGTTGACGTACCTGAGCCATCCCACTGAGCAGAAAAGTTTGTTAGCTCAGTAGCTGTAAAGTCACTAGAGAAGAATCTCCATTCTTTACGACCAGTTGCTCCAGACCCTGACGTAACAATTGTAGCTTCTGCTGGTGTCAAAGTAACTGCCGCTCCTGTTGTTTGTACCACAACGGAGGTAAACCAATCGTCAGCAGGCACAGTGCCGTCAGAGGCGTTGTACAGGATGAACCAGAATGCAGATGTACTGTCATCGTTTATGCCACCGCTTCTATTCACTCTGCGATATGCGTCACGGACAGGATGAGTCTTACCATCAAAAGATATACTTGTGGGGGATACCGAACCAATGTCTGGATTCTGTTCTTCTCTAAATCCATAGTATGCAGAAGTAGTAAAAATATTACTACCTTCAGTAACAGTTACAACTATCCCAGAGCTTGCACCATACCACTCAGTGAAAGACATCTGAGCACCATCAGCTTTACCAATCAAAGCACGAATGTCAGCATCATTAATAGAAGCAAGAGTGCCTGTGGTTCCTCCCGCTTCAATGTGTATTTCATTGAGGCTTATTGCCCCGCTAGTTGGTAAAGCCATTAGATAGTACCGTAAGCTGTTACATTACCTACAACAGTTAGATTGCCGCTTGTGTCTAGCTTGGCTTTAGAAGTTCCACCGTAGCTGATAATTAAATTATTACCTGTAACAGTAAACGCCCAATCACTTGCACCAGCCGTTAGTTTAACGTCATTAGCAGATGTGATTCCTGCTTCAAAGACAGTAGTCGCTGAAAACGTCTTAGCGCCTGTAAAAGTCTGTGTCTGCGCTAAGTAAGCATCACCACCGCCACCATCAGCTCCAGCAGGCCCAGTTTCGCCAGTTTCTCCTTGAATACCTTGGATACCTTGGATACCTTGAATACCTTGAGGGCCAGTAGCACCTCTAAGGTCGCCAGTAGAGAAACCTAAGCCATCGTCTGAAGTAAAAGCAACTACACCTGTGGCTGGCGTGTAAGAACCGCCTGTAAAACCATCGCCAGTCTCTCCTTGAATACCTTGGATACCTTGGATACCTTGGATACCTTGAGGGCCAGTAGCACCTCTAAGGTCGCCAGTAGAGAAACCTAAGCCGTCATCTGAAGTAAAGGTAACAACGCCTGTTGCTGCTGTGTAACTACCACCTGTCCAAGCACTGTCGTTACCAGCGGCTCCTGTTGCCCCTGTGTCGCCTCTTGGCACAGTTAAGGTGTTGGTATTAGCATCGTAAGACGCAGAGCTTCCGGCGGCTCCTGTGGCTGCTGTGAGGGTCTGTATACTCGTTGCAGAGTTTGCTGCTGCCGCTGCACTTGCTGCTGCTTCATCTGCTTTTGTAGAAGCTATGACAGCTTGGGCTGTTACGTCACTGATTGTAGCGTCGTTGGTTGAATCGCCAGCACCGCCGTTTCCTCTATATATAGCCATTGTAACTCCTACAAAAACAGAAAAAAAGAAAAGGGGATTCCGAAGAACCCCCTAGTTTGTTGCTTATCGCTTAGCCGTTTACAGCTAGAACGATACCTGCTTCTGGACGTAGTACCTGAGTACCGTACAGACAATCAGCAGTGTAGAGAGTTCCCAAGAACTCCTGCTTGTACTGGGTCTGTGAACGTACAGCCTGTTGCTCAGCAAGAACCATAGCATCCTTGTGGAACAACATTGCACCTTTAACTTCGCCACCAGCAGCGTTCTCAGCAGCAGTCTCAAGTACAGGACAGTTAGAAGTAGTGTATACGTCAACGCCGTACAAGTTACCAATCTGACCGTTCTTAACACCACGACCATCTACGAAGTCAGAAGACATATAGCGGTCAACGCCCATGATAGCGTTACGAATGGAAGGAGGAACTACGAAAGAACGACCGTCCATAGGAACGTCTGCGTCATCCAGCTTCTGGATAGCAGCACGGAAACCAGCATCGTTAAATACGTCGCCAGCAGCTACAGCGTCAGCGGCATAAGTCTCGATACCAGAATTACCAGAGAAGTTGTAAGTGTTGCTGTGAATCCAGTCAGTACCAGAACCGTTGTCGTCACCGAAACGCTTACCGAGGTCAAACAGGTCACTGTCAATCTGCTTAGCCAAGCCATAACCTGCATCACCAGTGTAGAACTGACGAAGAGAAGCAAGAGCCTGTACTTCGGTAATGTCTTCAATCAGACGAGAGAATTCAAAGTGCTTGTCAATTGCAATCAAGACTTCTTCTTCAGTACTGTTCTGAATAGTTACTGCGGCACCTGAGGTCTTAGCGTTAGCTGAACCACGGAGAGGCTTAGGTACGTGAATGGTGTCGCCTTTCTTACCTGACATACCCATCTTCTTAACGAGGTTGGCAATGACAAGGTTAGACTTATAGGCAGCGACAACTTCGTCACTCCAGATTTCTGGGATGAACTTAGCGGCGCTAGTGTTGTTTACTGCGCCAGTTTGTGAGGGATATACTGATGTAGCCATGAGATAATACCTTTAAATGATAATAGTTAAGTTAGCGAACTCTCTTCTCGGCGTAAGCTAGGCCAATTTCATCTGACAAAGCTAAATACCGTTCTGGGTCGTCCTGCATTAGTTTAATAATGTCTGAGCGTCTGTAAATTTTTCTAGATTGTTGTTGTCCATTGCCCTTTGTACTTCCTGTAGAAGCTGTCTTAACAGCAGCTTTACGTCCATCTTTTTCAGCAGCTAAGGTCTGAGAAACAACACCTTGACGTTCTTTCCAATTAGAAAGGAGTTCATCAGCGGCGTCATAATCATAACCACGGTCTGCTTGGGCAAAGAGCTGTGTTCTAATCTTAGAGCCTTTAATCCACTCAACAAACTTAGCGTCCTGTAGAATCTGCGGCATATCGGGATGACGTTCTTGCAGTTGTGTCCTCGCCATATTACGCTTGTTATCTACGTTAGCTTGTTCAGCTTGTTTAATAGAAGGATGATTAGCAATTGCTCTTGCGACAGCCTTGTCTGGGTCTGAGAAAAAATCTACTTCTTCATCAGGGTCTTCAGTTGGTGCTGGTGTTGCCTTGGTGTCGAGTTGTGTCTGGATATAACTATCAACAACAGAACGTAACTCCCCTACTTCTCCGCTTTGTCTACCTAGTAGCTTCTCAGCTTCTTGGTGCATCCTTACAATTTCAGCGGTTGACTTTCCTTGGTACTTCTCGGGGATTTCTTCTTCTTCTTGAGGAGGTTCAGGGGTTAACTCTTGCGGAGCTTCCTGTTCTTCTTCTTGTTCAAAAGTAGTAATTTCTTCGTCTGGGTTGAGTTCTTCTGGACGCTCGTCTATTAGTGTTGCCATTATTAAACTCCGTGATATATTATCATTGTGGAGGTTTTAGTTAAGTAAAGCTTCTGCTTACGCAGAGTTGGCCTTACGCTCTTGCTTCAGTTTTTGTTCGCGCATCTTCATCCACTTCATCGTCGCACCTACGTTATTACCAGAAATGGGGTCAATCTTATTGCGAACGGGGGAAATAAGTTTATAAGCAGGAAGACTACAATCTGTACAATCAACCTGCTTTATTTCGTTATCAACAAAAAACTCATTGACATGTCCGTCAGGACATTGGAAATCAGCCATTATACGCATCAGTGTCTTCCTCTAATGCTTGTTCTTCGGCTGCTCTAATCTGTTCTTCTAAGTTAAGTAGACTAGCTATGATAGACAACTGACCCTTACGGAACTGTAGGTCATTAAGGTCTGTGGTGTGCTCTACTGAGTTAATACTTACAGTGTTCTCTTTTAAATCGCTCAGTAAAGACTTCCAGCCCTCATTATGAAACAACGAGTACATACTTTCGTAGTACCGTTCTAATTCTTTATCTATCATACTGTTTATCCCTTTAGGACAGTTTAGTTAAGAAGTAAAGTATCTACTTAAAGAATACTATAGTACATTATAGCACAGTTCAGCTTAAAAGTCAAGCAGTTAATTCTTTTTCTTTGCTTTAGATGCTTTGTTCTTAACGGCTCGCTGGCCTCGGATAGGCATTTTATTGCCTTTCTTTTTATGGCTGCTGCCACAAGATGAACACTTCATTTAACACCTCATTTCTTAGATTTAGCCCCTGAACACTTCCACCGCTTACGAGAAAGATTGTTGGGGGTGTTAGGGTCGTTCTGTTTAGCTTTAGGCAGGCCTTTCTTAATTCCTAAGCTACGAGCACAGTAGCTATCTCCCTTGGACGTCCCCGGTTTTACACGAGGGCCGCCGCCTTTAGCTTTACCAGCTTGACCGTAGCTTACCTTCTTACCAGTAGAAGTTACCTTAACTTTTGCTTTGCCCTTTCTTGGCGTTGCCATTGGCTTTCTCCTTTGTTAAAGCTTTAACCTCTGCCTCTAGTTTGTCAATCTTATCGTTAGCTACTTCAAAGGCTACGTTTACTTGCGCCATTGCTTGAGAAAATTCTCGTTGTGTAATAATCATAATGTGTTATCTCCTTGTGGCTCAAAAGCTGCCTGAGGTGTCGGTTGTGGTTGGGCCTGTGGCTCAGGTTGTTGTACGTTACCTTCCTTAACAGCTACCTCACGCTCCTTCAGTAACTGCTCAGAGATTTTAAGACGCTTCTGGAACTCTTTGTCGTCTGCATCTCCAGCCTGAAGGTTAGCTGTAACTGCTCTGATACGGTCAATCTCAAGCTCCTGTGGTACAGCCTGTGCTTCAGCCACTGCTTTAAGTGCTCGTGCTTCAGACTCTTTAGCTTGCCCGTTGAGCGCACTAGTCTGTGAAGCTTGGAAAGCCAAGGCAGCTTGTTGTGTAGCTTGTTGAGCTTGCTGAGCTTCTGGGTTAGGCTGGTTAGCTGCATCTAGCTTAGCAATCAGCTCTTCACGGTTAGCCAAGTTCATGTTGTCAACAATTGATTTAATCAACTCAGGATACATGGGAGTCTCTGGTGACATGGTTTGTAGTAACTGGACAAGCTGTGTAACCTCATACTCACGAGCAATAATACCTAAAGAGCTTGACACATCGAACTTGTAGTCAGCAACTGGGTACATCTCAGGCTCAAACTGCATGTAACGATGAGCAGCTTTGGTTACGAAAGGAATGATGAAGGATTCTTGGAAGTTAATCAAAGTACGCTTGTGGCGCTTAATGATGGCCCCTAAGCTCATAGAGATGCCCGCAGCGGTCGCATCGCCGTTAATAGACCCTGCGGTACCAGCTGAGTCTATAGCGCCTGTAGCGGTCTGTACCAT